GCTAAGAAATCGGGCGGAGCACAGGTCGCACCTGCTGGCGCTTCAGCTACCCGCAACACTGCAAAACAGGCGCGTAGGTCGGTGAAACTCTCACCCTCCCAAATTGCGATGGCGAAGCGACTAAACGTTCCGCTTGAAGAATATGCAAAGTTTGTGAAGGAGTAAGACAAATGACTGACAGAAAACCACGCGAAAGCGTAACACGCGAAAAAGAAACGCGCCGTAAACCATGGGCACCGCCCAGTCGCCTTGCTGCACCAGAAGCCCCTGCGGGTTTTGTGCATCGTTGGATTCGAACCGCAATGCGCGGTGAAGACGATAAGATGAACGTCAACACCAAGCTACGCGAAGGATGGGAACCCGTTCGTAAGGACGAGTATCCAGACTATGAAGCTCCCACTATTGACGAAGGTCGATTTGAGGGCATCATCGGACAAGGTGGATTGATGCTGTGTCGCATACCTGTAGAAACCGCCCAAGAACGATCCGAGTATTACGGGAACCGGACCCGCGAACAAATGGTAGCAGTTGATCAGGATTTAATGAAGGACCAACATCCTTCAATGCCGATAACTAATAATCGGCAGAGTCGTGTATCCTTCGGAGGCTCACGAAGAGACTCCGAGTAACTTTTATTGAGGTGCTATTATGGCAAATTCTAACGGATCCTTTGGGCTACGACCCATTGGGAAAATTGGTCAAGCGGCCAATTCTACCGGGGCAACGGAATATCGCATAGCCTCTGGCAACACAAACAAACTATACCAAGGTCAGCCGGTAATACCGACTGCGGCTGGTGTAATTGACGATCTACAAGCTGCGGCTGGTGGTACTGTCTCTATTGTTGGTGTGTTCTGGGGATGTGAATACGTTTCTTCGACATCAGGTAAAACAATCTGGTCTAATACATGGCCTGGTTCTGGCGCTGATACTAACTACCCTGTTAAGGCTTTCGTCTATGACGATCCTATGCAGACGTTTACAATCGCTACATCTAATGTAGTGGCTGCAGCAAACACTGAAGCGGAAGTACGCGCAGCAGTATTTGCTAACATCGCGTTTGCAACTGGTAATAGTGGTGATGATACTACTGGTATCTCTTCAGCTACTGCTGACCTTAACACAATCGCTACCACTGCGGCGCACTCTATGCGTATCATGGGCGTTCAAAATGACCCTGATAACTCAGATTTCACTGTAGCTGGTATTCCATTAATCGTTCGTTTAAACAACCACTTCAATGCTCCAAACGGAAGTATTGTACAGGGTACTGTTTCAACGACAGGCGTATAAGGGGGCTAACAGATGGCTATATCACGCGCACAACTAGCGAAAGAGCTAGAACCCGGTCTCAACGCCTTGTTTGGCATGGAGTACAATCGGTACGAAAACCAACATTCAGAAATCTTCACTACTGAATCTTCAGACCGTGCGTTTTAAGAAGAAGTTATGTTGTCTGGATTTGGAGCAGCACCTACTAAGTCAGAAGGTTCTGCAATCAACTTCGATGATGCTAACGAAGCGTACACTGCTCGTTACAATCACGAAACCGTTGCACTTGCGTTCTCAATTACTGAGGAAGCAATCGAGGATAACCTGTATGACCGCCTCGGCAGTCGTTACACTAAGGCTCTCGCTCGTTCAATGGCGCACTCTAAGCAGGTTAAAGCTGCTGCTGTTCTTAACAACGCCTTTACAGGCGGTGCTAGTGCAGGCGGTGACGGCGTTGCTCTTTGTGCAACAAACCACCCGCTAACTAACGGCGGCACATTCTCTAATACTCCAGCAGTTGCTGCTGATTTGAACGAAACTTCTTTGGAAGACGCTCTTATCAACATCGCTGGTTATGTTGACGAGCGTGGGTTGAAGGTTGCTCTTCGCGGAGTGAAGTTGATGATTCCACGTCAACTGCAATTCGTTGCAGAACGTTTGATGGTTTCTAACCTTCGGGTTGGTACTGCAGACAATGATACTAACGCACTTCGCTCAATGGGTATGTTGCCTGACGGTTACGCCGTTAACGACTTCCTAACTGATCCAGATGCGTTCTTCATCAAAACT